CAAGGCGGAGGTATAAGCCCACACCTTAGAGCAGAGTTCCAAAGGCTTTGCCAAGAGGATTTCGCCTACCGACCTGACATTACTTGCGGTAAGTGTATATATAAGCATAGCGTTAAGCTATTTGATAAGTATTTAAAATGAAACTAACAGAAATAAAATCAAACCCTAATAACCCGAGAGTTATTAAAGACCACAAATTCGAGAAGCTAAAAAAATCAATTAGCGAGTTCCCTAAGATGATGGAGCTTAGACCTATGGTGATAAACGAGGATAATATAGTCTTAGGCGGTAATATGCGCTTAAAGGCTTTAAAAGACTTAGGATATAAAGAAGTACCTGAGGAGTGGGTAAAGCGAGCCAGCGACCTTACAGAGGAGGAAACAAGGCGTTTTATAATTGCGGACAACGTAGGCTTTGGAGAACACGATTGGGAGATGCTTGCAAATTCTTGGGACTCGGTAGAGCTTGACGATTGGGGCTTGGATGTTTGGCAGCAACCTACTGACGTAGATTATTCTATTTTAGACGATGACGATGTATCTGAGCAGTTAGAAGATATGACAAGCGGTGTAAAAAAAGCTATACAAATAGAGTTTGAGGCTGAACACTACGAAGAGGCTTATGAGCTTGTAAAGTTTTGGAGAGAGCAAGGAGATGTAGGATATATGATTTTGCAATACCTGAGAGAGGAAAAGGGGAAGCTATGAAATTAATAAAGGCTGAAATTAACGGCATAAAATTTTATCATAGGGAAGGATTCTCGGACTTAAAAACATTCGAGGAAGTTATAAGAAATAAAACCTATTTAAAAAAAGGTATGACTATTGAGAAAGGCGAAAAATGGATGGACTGCGGAGGTAACGTAGGCTCATTCGCTTTATTGGCTTGTTCTTTTGGTGCAGATGTTACTATTTACGAGCCAGACCCTTTTAATTGCGAAATGATTAAAAAGAATTTAGCTTTGAATGGGTTTAAAGCTAATATAGTACAAGCTGCATTAGTTCACAACGATAGAAAGGAAGTAGTTTTATTTATAGGCAATAACAATAACGTTTGGAGAAACTCAATAGTAAAAAAATGGAATAACAAAGGATTAAAAGTCCCTTGCGTAAATTTTGATATTGAGTCTAAAAATTTTGATTGTTGTAAAATGGATATAGAAGGGGCTGAAATGTTAATACTTGAAAATACGAACAAAGTCTTTAAAAAATTAGTTTACGAATGGAGTTTTGACATTGATTCAAGTTTACCAAGATTTTGGAATATAATTCAAAAACAACAAAAGCAATATAACGATTTAAAAGACGTAGGTAATACTGCAAAGTTTAAAAGCCGAGATTATGACGTATGGCAAAAAAGTTGGTTTCCAGCTTGTACTAATGTTTTTGCATTTAATAAATAAGATATGAAACGAATTGATTTAATAAAAGTAGAGCATAGTAGAAAAATAGGAGAGGTTTGCGAATATATAGAACCTAATGTAACTGAGGATTGTATATTTTATGCAGACGGTGAGCCAATAGGATTTTATATGTCTAAAATGCCTGAAAAGATGTGTAAACTTGCAGACTTAGCAAACGCTGAGTTTAATACTAAAAATGTACCTAAAACAGAAATGGCAAGAGGGGTTTCGAGTGAAATGATGGCAAAAGGAATAAAAAACACTTTAAGCCAATATTCTACCATTTTAGGAAGCGTAGCCCCAAAGCCACAATTCAAGAGACCTTATGCTCAAAGGTCAAGAGTACATTCTATTGGAACTGCCCAAACATTTATAAAAGCAATGTTATTGCTTGCTAAAGAAAGTGAGGATTTAATTAAACAAATACTGCCAAAACAATACGAGAGGCAAATAGAAGTTTTTAAAGATGTAGAAGAGAAATGGAAATTTGGAAAACTTTTTACTGGTTCTATTTCAAACTACAATATTTCAGCTCCATTCCATAGAGATACTGGAAATATAGTTGGTGCAGTAAACGTAATAATTTGTAAGAAGCATAACTCTAAAGGAGGTGATTTACACATACCAGACTATAACGCCACGATAGGACAAAAGGATAACTCTATATTAGTTTACCCAGCTTGGAGAAACGTTCACGGAGTAACGCCAATAATACCAACTCACGAAGGAGGATATAGAAATAGCCTAATATTTTATCCACTAAAAGCATTCAAAGGATTATAATAAGTAACCTTACGCACCCTTACAATATGAAAATAACAGATGAACAATTTTTTGCAATACTTAGAGAGTCCGCTGGCTTATACGCAAGGACTGCAAGAGCAATAGAGAAGCAACATAACATAACCTATACAAGACAATCAGTAAAAGAGAGAGCAGAGCGACACCCCGAAATATTAAGAGACATAGAGGAAGAGAATAAAGATGTAGCTGAAGAGGGTTTGCATTCTTTAATGAGGTCAAAGAACGAGCGTATAAAGCTACAATCGGTACAGATGTACCTAAAGACTAAAGGCAAGGATAGAGGCTACGTAGAACGCTCAGAAATACACCAAGAGACTACTTACAAGAGCTTAGATATTAATATAATTGATACTGGCATACCTTTAGCAAGTAGCGAAAAAGATATAGTTGATTAACACCAGCTCAGTATATCGAAGCAATTTTGCGGCTACTGCGGATATCGTAGTTAATCAGGGTGGGACATCCTCAGGAAAAACTTACGCTATACTCCAAGTATTATTCAGCAAAGCAATAGCAGAGACTTGCACAATAACCGTAGTAGGTCAAGATATACCTAACTTAAAAGTAGGAGCGTTAAGAGATGCAATAGACATCCATAACGCAGACGAGGCAATAAAGCAACAAGTAACGTTTTACAACAGAAGCGATAGAGTCTTTACTTTTAAGAATGGCTCTATTATCGAGTTTAATTCATACGACAACGAGCAAGACGCTAAGTCGGGTAAGAGAGACTATCTATTCGTAAATGAGGCTAACGGCATACCTTATAACATATTTGAGCAGTTAAGCCTTAGAACTCGTAAGCAAGTGTATCTCGATTATAACCCCGATACAAGCTTTTGGGTTCACGACAAAATTATACCTATGCCTAACGCTGAGTTGATTATCTCAGACCATAGACATAATCCATTTTTAAGCGATAAGATACGGGAGAAGATAGAGGCTCTAAAGGACAAAGATTTAGATTTATGGAAGGTTTATGCAAGAGGTCGAACTGGCAAAATAGAGGGGCTTATACTTAAAAAGTGGTACGTATTAAATGAGAGCTTTGAGGATAAGAACTTAATAGGATACGGAATAGACTTTGGTTTCACTAACGACCCTACTACCTTAGTTGAGGTAAGATTGCAAGACGGTGAACTATGGGTAAAGGAACTAATCTACGAGACTGGGCTAACGAACAGAGATATAAGCGATAGAATGGAGGCTTTAGGAGTAAGCAAAGGAGCTTTAATAGTTGCTGATAGTGCCGAGCCTAAAAGTATAGAAGAGCTGAGGCGTTTACGATGGACTATTGACGGGGTAAAGAAAGGAGCAGATAGTATTATGTTTGGAATTAACTTGCTAAAAGGCTACTCTATTAACGTACATTCGTCAAGTAAAAATTTAATCAAAGAATTAGAGCAGTATAAATGGAAAGTAGACAGAAATGGAGATAGTCTTAACGTACCTATCGACGGTTATAATCACGCTATTGATGCGCTCAGGTATTTAATAATGCATAAGTTTTCAAAGAAAGGATATGGAACATACAAGGTTATCTAAAATGACGGTAGGGCAATACCAGCTACTTAACGAGATAGATGGAGAGCTGCCAGTAATGGAGCAGAATATCTACGCAGTAGCAGCTATAAAGGATATTACATACGAGGAGGCAAGCAAGGTTAAGCTAAAAGACTTTGCAGTTATGATAGCAGAGCTTGGCGAGTTCAATATTAAGCAACTTGAGAAGCTAAAAATCAATAGCCGTATAATACTTAACGGAAGCGTTTACCATTTAGAGCATAAGCCTGAGAAACTAACAAGCGGTCAGCTCTTGGATATAATCAATATTAGGAGTAAGTACCAGGGAGAAGGTGTTAAGGTTATGGATTTACTCTTGGCAGCTATAAGCAAGCCCGAAGGCAAGAACTACGGAGACGATAATCTCAGCTTAAACGAGCGAGCCGCTTTAATAAGAGGTATGGAATTAGATAAGGTATGGAATATCTTTGTTTTTTTTTGGAATCTTTGGAACGACTACTTGAACAATACCGAGGACTCTTTGAGCAAGTGGATGAGGGAAACTCTGGCGATGAGTCGGGAGATTTTGGACAACGATGGGGACTCTTCAGCATAATAGAGGCAATGGCTAAACTTCATAACATAAGCATAGAGCATACAACCAAACTCGGAGCGATTGAGTTTCTTAACTGGTGGGCTTATATGGTCGAGAAAGCTAACTACGAAAAGAATGCAAAATAAACTACACGCAAATTTAGATAAGTACTGGCAGACGGTTGTCGATGACTTAGTACAATCCTTAAAAGACGTAGGGAGATACGCCAGCGGTAATACTGCTCAGGCAATAGGAGATGGTAACGCTCAACCCGTAGTAGTAACTGCAAGCGGTTTTAAGATTACTATCGTTATGCCTAATTATTACGAGTTCTTAGATGAGGGTGTAAGCGGAGCTAAAAACAATACTAATATATCGAGGTTTAAATATACAAACAAAATGCCTCCTATAAAAGCGATACGTAGATTTATGCTTAACAGAGGTATAAACGCTCCAAGGACAAGTAACACACAATCAGGTAAACGCCAAGACGCAGAGAAGATAAGAAACGGAATAGCCTTTGCAATAGCTCGCAGTATATTCAATAACGGAACGAAACGAACTGACTTTTATACTAACGTAATAAACGATAAAAAGCTATTGGCATTTGAGCAGATGCTACTAACTCAGTATAGCGACTACGTTTTAGAAATAATTAGAGCAGATTAAAAACTTTTACTATATTTGTATTCTCTTAATACTTGTTATTTGTGACATATTTACTACTAAAGGACTCGGGCTTGTAAACCTAATGAGTCCTTTTTTATTTTAGGCGGTATATAGTTATAATGGCTATTACAATACAAGACCAACCTACTACAACTTACATACGCCCAGCCTTTGCTCCTATTGAGTATTTAGTAAGCTCAGACAATACCGCACAAAGTGGTTTTAAAATAGTATGTAAGGTATATCTTAACCCTCTTGCGGCAAATACTTTAATAAGTACTCAGCAAATAAGCGCAAGACCTTCAAGCACTCAGGCTATACTAAGCATCCAAGATATAGTAAAGTCTTTTGTGCCTATAAGCTATTCAGTACCCGAAGGAGATACCGTAGGGCTTATTACAGACACTTTAAACGATTTTAAGGTAACCTTTCAAGAATACTATGATAGTGCCTTACAAGGCTCAGTAGTGGCTTCTAACGTAATTAGTGCTTACTCTTCGTCTCCTAAGTATATTCAATTTGCATCTAACGAATGGCAAGACTACCAATTATCGACAAGTGCAATAGAAAAAAACTTACTCAGTAATTTTAGCAATACTATACCCGTAATAAACGCTTTCAGTAGTTCAAATAATTGGCTAAAAGTAAAGACCGACCAAAAGACGCAGATACAATGGGCGCAGAGTGGAGCTACTGCAAACTTTAAAGTATGGCTTAAAACGCTAAACGCCTCTTTTGCGCAAATCTCTCTAAGTCAATTAGACTTAGGCACTACCTCAAAGGGGTACTTTGCTTTGGATATCGGCAGACAAGAAGCCTCTGCTCACGCTTGGGATACTCCAATAGTATGGACTGCGGCTAAATATTACGCAGTAGCGATATACGATGAGTCTACTACTGAGCTTGTATCTAATGCCTATCTTTACGAGTTAGATGAGTGTGATACTAACTACACACCTTACGAGCTGCATTGGTTAAACAGATGGGGCGGATTCGATAGCTTTGTATTTGACGGAAAGAGTAATCAAACTACTGACATAAATAAAACCTTTGCCAAGTACTCAGTAGATAGGATAAGCGGAACGAGTTTAAACTACTCTACCTACGCTCAACGCACAAGAGCATTTAATACGGCTACAAGCGAGAGTTATAGTTTAAATAGTAGATTACTCCAAGACTTCGAGGTAAGTGGCTTAGAAGACCTCGTAACGTCTCCCGAAGTTTATTGGAATAGCGAAGCTGGCTTTGTAAGCGTAAACGTAAGCGGCAATACCTACCAACACGCCAAGAGCGAGAACGGATTAGTATATAGCTTGGCTTTAGATATGACGATTGAAAACTCAGATGAGAGACAATGGTAATAGAGCATATTATAGCGGGCTACTCAATACCGCATAACGAAGGGGCTATACCTTTAACTAAAGAGGCATACGATGTAAATAACCCACAAAAGAGGTTATCGGATTACTCTAAGACTATTACTATTCCTGAAGGTAAATTAGTTAACCAAATATTCGAACACGCCTTCGATGTAAACGTAGACTACTTAACCTTTAATCCTAATCTAAAAACAAGCTACCAAATACTACAAGACGGAGTATTAGTAATTGACGGATACTGCCAACTCTTAGCGATTAAGAACGTAGATGGATTAGTAACTTATGAGATAGCTGCAACTGGTAAGGTAGGCAACCTATTCGAGAAGATTAAAGATAAGTATCTGCAAGACTTAGACCTCTCAGCTTTAGACCACGCTTGGAGTCAAGCTAATGTCGTAGATAGTTGGACTGCTACAATAGGAGAGGGCTATGTTTACCCTATGATAGATATAGGAGGTAGGAGCAGATATGATAATTGGAGGGTGCAAGACTTCAAACCCGCTATTTA